TAAAAAATAAATATAAAAAATCAATGACTGCTGATGAGTCTGGTAATCTTATACCTTTAACACCAGATCAACATCAAAAATTTATTACGGATAATAAAAATGTTATAGAAGATTTATTTGACCCTGCTGACGCTAAAATTTTTGAAAACGCAAGTCTTTTAGGTAGACAATTAAATAGAGAAGTTAGGCGTAATGAAAAAGCTATTGATGAGTTAAGGAGGTTACCTTGGAACTCTGAAGCGAATGCTAATCCAGAGTTTATTTTTAAAAATACATGGACAACTCAAAAAGAAGGCATAACTAAAACTAGAAAAGTTAAAGATATTATTGGAGACAACCAAGAATTAGCTGATGAGTATCGTTTAATGATTTTAAATGATATGCGTAAACAAACAGATAATTTTAAAGGCACTAAAATAGTGGACTATATAGACAACTATGGTGCTATGCTTGAACAATGGTATCCTAAAGATGTAGTTAAAAATTTAAGAGAATACTCAAATTTAATTAAAAGTATGAAAACCAGACAAGGTGCAGTTTTTGATGATCCTGCTTTAATTGAGCTGATGAATAAAGTAGCAAGAGTTTACGTAGGGTTTTTTACTGCTCCTGGTAGGGCATTAAGTTTCACTAAACAACTTTTAGGTATGCATAAAAATGCTAAGTTTGTCGATTTAATGCTTAACCCTCAAAGATACAGAGACGCAATAAAAATGCGTAAAATATTACAAGATCCTAAAGTTGTACAGATAGTGAAAGGTTTAAGTAGAACTTACGGTAGAGAAACAAGTTTAGTTTCAGGTTTTGATGAGCCAGAAACAGGTCAAATAGAAACAGCTGATCCTGTTTTACTCAATCAACCAATAGAAGAACTTGAAATTACTGAACTAAATAGAGGCGGAGAACCGTTAATGGAGTTAAAATACTAACATGAGCGTATACGACAGACTTAATTTAAACAGATTTGATGAACGTGAGGAACTGCCGTCTCAAGGTAATTTTATTAGAAGAGCAATGGATGACGTTCGTTCTCAAATTACTCCACCTAGTAATCAAATGGCTACTCCACCTGTTATGCCGCAACAACAAATTAATTTAGGTGGTGGTTTAGGTGGTTTTAGTATTCCTCAAATAACTTTAGATAATATATTAGCCAATATGCCACAAGGTATATTTGGTTATCAACCACCAGCTATAGAACCAGAAGTAGAACCTGTTGAAACTGGTTTAGAAGATACAGGCGTTTCTGATGAAGTAGTAGAAGATGTAGTTGATAACAATAGTTATGATTTAGGTATATTAAATCCAGAAACAGGTGAAGTTTACGAAAGTGAAGACGACTTACCAGAAGGTGTCGTAGTAGGTGGCGGTGATGGTCCAGCAGGAACAGTCGTTGAAGGACCATATGTTGCTCCTCCTCCGCCCTCAGTTTTTTCTGAACCTAGCCCAACAATCGTGGACGGTGGTATAACTACTGTTACACCTACAGTTGACGATAGAAATTTAATAACTCCTAATGTAGAAGTACCAGAAGGCAGTATGACTGGTTTAGGTAGCTACTTCACAGCTCCACAAATTAATCAAATAGTTGACCCTGGATATAGCAGACCAGCTACTACAGATATGGACAGACTACTACAAATGCAAAGGCAAACTTACGGTAATTTTTTATATGCACCGACACCTGCTCCTGCTCCTAGCCCAGACGACACAGGCACAGCTCCATCAGAAGGCGACGCTGGTTCAGGGTACGCAGGAGATGTTTATAATCCAGGTATAACTAATCCTGTTATGAATCCTAACATAACTGATTTATACAATAACCCCACAGGAATACAGTTTAATGATATTCAAAATCAAATGTATATGGATCCTACAAGGTTTAATAATATAGGTGGTTATTACACTGGTAATAACCCTATGCAGGACATTACAAGAGGAATAATGAATAATATTTATAATGCAGGTTACGGCACTATGGACTTTCCTGTGTTTAGTGGTATTACTAGTTTAGTTCCTGAGGATACTAGGTCTGTTCTTCGTCGTTAAATTATTTTAACCAATCAGTAAACGTTTCTTCACCTAATACTAAGTTAGCTATAGACTGTTTTCTACGTAACGCTTTCACTATCTTTTCGTCTACTGTCCGTTCACAAACTATATCTATATACGTTACTTTATTAGTTTGACCAATACGGTGAGCACGGTCTTCTGATTGTAACCGTTTTTCTAAGTCATAGTTGTTACTATAATAGATAACTGTACTGGCAGCAGTTAGTGTTATTCCGTAGCCACCTGTCTGAGTATTACCTACAAAAAATCTTAAAGGGCTATTTGGGTCTTGAAACTCATCAATTACCCTTTCACGTTCAGCTTGTTCAACGCCACCGTAATAAGTTCCTACTGAATTTCTACCGTAAATGTCAATTAAAGTCTTTTCTATTTTTTGTATGTCGTATCTATAATTAGCCCAAATAATGACTTTTCCGTCAGTTTCTTCTAAAATAGAGAGCAATTCTGGGAGTCTTTGAGAAGTTATTTCGGTAGTAACTCCGTCATCGGTCACTGTGAATCCACATGAAATTTGGTGTAAACGTATAATTTGTGTTATAACGTTTTTAATAGTAACGGTCTTAGAATTTTTTAATAAAGTGACAGCAAAACGTTGTAATTCTTTATACGCTTTCTGTTGGTCTTTTGTCATTTCTATAGTTCGTTTAATATAAACTTTTTCAGGTAGGTCTAAACAATCTTTTTTCAAAACTCTATGGCTAAACTTAGTAAGTAGCTCATTTAACTCATCCATGTTTTTATAACCTGTGACAAATTTAAAAGTTCTACCTTGACCACTCTTTTCTACCATGTCTGCGTAACGTGCACGGAAACTATAATAACTACTAAAGCCCAATAACGCAGGGTTCAAAAACATACACTGACTATATAAGTCTAGAGGACTTTTAGTAACAGGTGAGCCAGTGAGTATTCTTCTATAGTAAGCGTACTTACCTAGTCGTACACAGTTCGCTGTCCGTTTAGCGTCTTGATTTTTTATAGTAGTGCTTTCATCAATAATAAAAATTGACTTACTTAGTTGTAAAAACTTATTAGCAAACTCTACACCTTTTTTAGTGCTAAATGCTTCTATGTTCATAACTAGTATTTTTAAATTGAAGTCAGAAGAATAAATTACTTTTAATTCTTTTTGAAAAGACTTGGTGTGGTTACTTTGCCACTTCACTATGTCATAAGGTACGTGGTCAGGTAAGTGTGTTGGTATTTCTTTACTTACCCAATTATCATATACACCTTTAGGTGCAACTATAAGTGCATTGTATATCTTGCCTTGGCTATATAAGTAAGCAATATTATCTATTATAACTTTTGATTTACCACAACCCATCTCCATAAATAGAGCATACTCATCTTTATCATGAGATACTTCTAATGCTTCTAACTGGTGTTCGTATGGTTTAGTTTTAAATTTAAAATCTTTCACTATCTTAGTCTCTTAAAGAAGTAAAGGTGTTAAGCCGTAACTTAACCGTTGTAGCCTAGTCTATTTGTCCAGGACTTACGACCTTTACTTATAGGTAATAATAAATTACTTCAGTATGAATTAAAAGCCTATTGTATGTTTTATGCTAATAGCGACGTAATACGTTCAGCCAATACGCTACTAGCCTTTATATAATAAGCGTTTAAAAAAATTCTATTACAGCTATTAGCTAAACACAAATGTTTTTGGATTTTTAAAACATAAATTATTTTTACCTATATAGCACATAGGGTTTTATTTTTTAGTAGATTAGGTTTATAATTTTTTATAGGGTAGCTTAACTTAGTGTTAAGGTTATTCATATGTAATCTCCTTTCATGGCTATCTACTTACCCTTAATTAGTAGGTAGCCGTGATTTTAAGATAAAAAGAGACAAGATGGCAGTATACGTAGTACAAAAACCAGATAGTAAAAAGAACATACTTTCCGCTTCCCAGTTTGGGGACTTTGAATTCATTCTAGATAGAACTCCAGATATGATATTCAGTCCTGTTCCAACTGTAGCTAAAATACGTAAAAAACTAATTGACTTCAATGATGACGACTACCTTTTATTAATTGGCGATCCCGCAGTTATAGGTGTATGTGTACATTACGCTTTACAAAATAATAGAGGTAGGGCTAACTTACTTAAATGGGATAACCGTGAATATAAATACTTTAACATTGAGGTAAATACAAATGTTTGAACCAGAAGATAAACCAATGGGCGACGCTTCCCTTAAAGCGTTATCTGATAAATCTAAAGAACTAGAAAACCTAGACAACGCTATTAAAGATATAGAAGAAGAACTAGGTAAATATAAAGCCATGTATAGAGAAATAAGCGAGGTAGACATACCGAGTATGCTTAGTGAGTTAGGGCTTAGTGAAATTACACTAGCTAATGGTAATAAAATAAGTACCACTAGTTACTATTCAGCACGTATAAGTGAGGACAAACGTGACGAGGCTTTTCAATGGCTTAATGATAATGGCTTTGCTGATATTATTAAAAATACTGTTTCTGTAAGTTTTGGTAGAGAAGAAGACGACTCTGCTAAGAAGCTCGTAGATAGCTTAGAGGATAATGGGTACGCTACCGCTCAAAAAAAGTGGGTAGAACCTATGACACTCAAGGCTTTTGTACGGGAACAAGTGGAAAAGGGTTCCGACCTGCCCTTAGAAACTTTTAATGTTTATATAGGTCAAAAAACAAGGATAATTAAAAAATGACACAAGAAAAAAGTGAAATAAGTGAAAAGAAAACTACTGAACTAGCTGTGCCGTCAGCCTTTATGGAAGACGCTAACAGTGGTTTAGAAAATATAACCTCTGATGACCTTACCATACCTCGTTTAAAAATACTTCAAGCGTTAAGCCCAGAAGTAAACAAGCGTGACGGTAAGTATGTTGAAGGTGCCGATGCTGGTGACGCAATTAATACTGTTACTAGTAAGCTCTATAACGATGAAAACCCTCTGGTAGTTTTACCTGTGAGTTATAAACGTTTGTTTTTAGAGTGGCAACCTAGAGACTCTGGTGGTGGTTTAGTTACGTCGCATGATGACCAATCTATCCTTAGTAAAACTACTAAGAACGATAGGGGTCAGGATGTACTTGAAAACGGTAACTATATACAAACCTCAGCTAACCATTTTGTTATTGTATTAAATAGCGACGGTAGCTTTGACCAAGCAGTAATTCCTATGGCTGGTACACAGCTTAAAAAGTCACGTACTTGGAACTCTGTTATGGCTAGTTTAAAACTACGATCAGGTGATAAGGTGTTTACCCCACCTAGCTTTAGTCACAGGTATAGTATGAAAACGGTACAAGAGTCCAATGACCGTGGCTCTTGGTTCGGTTGGAATATTACTAACCTTGGACCAATTAGTGAAGAAGATATGTTTTTCTACGAAGCAGCAAAAGACTTTGCTTCATCTGTAGGAGAAGTTAGTATGTCAAGTAACAGTGGTGAAGCCTCAACTGAGGATGCACCGTTTTAACTCTTGGGGGCTTTATGCCCCCTTCTTTTACAGGAGATTGTATTGGAACTTGCACAACAGTTTAGTCAAATTTTTGAAGGCTCTAAACGTGCACACGGCATATTTGATATCAATGATTATAATAATGGTCAAAAGCAACAAGGTGTTGCTCGCACTATAAAGACCGTAGGTGCCACCCTACAAAACTGGACAGATCATTTAGAAGGTAAAACTGGCATAGGTATCATACCTATTAATGAAAATAATTTAGTTAAATGGGGAGTTATTGATATTGATACATACTCTCTTGACTTACCTAAACTAGTACAAAAAATAGAAGATTTTAAATTACCACTTATAGTATGTAGAAGTAAAAGTGGTGGAGCCCACGTATTCTGCTTTACCGATGATTGGGTACAAGCTGGGGATATGCAGGATAAACTTAGAGAGTTGGCTGCAGGGTTGGGTTACGGTGGTGTAGAAATATTTCCTAAACAACGTGAGGTACTTGTAGACCGTGGAGATATAGGTAGTTGGTTAAATATGCCTTACTTTGAAGGTAGTGCCTCAGTAAGATATGCGTTAAGTGTAAAAGGTGAGGCACTTACCCCAGAAGAGTTTATAGCTTTTGTACAAAAGCGTAGAGTAAGTCTTGACGTATTAAATGCTTTATCTGTACCAGAAATAGAAGAATTAAAAGGTGGTCCTCCATGTTTAAAAACACTACTCAAACAAGGTTTTCCTGAAGGCACTCGTAATAATGGTTTATTTAATGTAGGTGTATATTTAAAACAAGCTACACCCGATAAATGGGAAACTGAAATAGAAGACTACAATAGAAAATTTGTTACTCCGCCTCTCCCTGCTCAAGAAGTACTTACTTTAATAAGTACATTAAAGAAAAAAGATTATAACTATAAGTGTAGTGATGAACCTATACGCTCTTACTGTGATGTACAAAAATGTCGTACTTGTAAGTTTGGCGTAGGAAAAGGTAATACTGCTCCTACATTTTCTAGTCTAGCTAAACTAGATACTAAACCACCTTTATGGTTTTTATCTATTGATGATAAACGTTTAGAGCTTACTACTGAACAACTACAAAATCAAACTAAGTTTCAACGTGCCTGTATGGATGTTATAAATCTTATGCCACCTAAAACTAATGAACGTGCTTGGCAGGCACAAATACAAAGTTTAATGGATAGTGGTATGGAAATTATAGAGGTTAGTAATGACGTGTCATTAGACGGTCAGTTTAAAGATTTACTAGAATCGTTTTGTACCGACCTAGCCCAAGCCAGTACACGTGAAGAAGTTTTACTAGGTAAACCCTATACAGAAAATGGTAACACCCACTTTAGAATTAAAGATTTACGTGAGTACCTAGTTAAACATAGATTCACTGAGCTAGACACTAATAAAATAGCTAGTAAATTACGAGACCTAAAAGCTAAACATACGTTCTGGAACCTAAAAGGTAGGGGAACTAATGTTTGGTACATACCTGAGATTGACTATAAAGATGAAACACTTGACGGTCATGATTTTACAGAGGATATGATGTGACTTGGAACGTTGTCCTTGGTCCTCCTGGAACAGGTAAAACTACTTACCTATTAAAAACTGTTGAAGAATTATTTAAAAAAGATATAAAACCTTACGAGTTAGCATATCTTGCTTTTACTAAAAAGGCAGCAACGGAAGCTCTACAAAGAGCTGTAGAAAAGTTTGAATATGAACCTGATCAATTAGTTTATTTTAGAACGATACATTCACTTTGCTATTTCTGGCAAGGACTAAGTAAGTCTGATGTATTAGATAGAAAAGATTTAAGAGCGTTTAGTCAAACTGTAGGTGAAAAAATAAGTTCTGCTTGGGATGGTGAAAACTTAATGGCGTTAAACTCTAAGGGTGATCAGATGTTATTCTTAGAAAATATGGCACGTAACAAAGGTGAACCTTATCGGCTAACTTGGAATAAAGCCAACACTGATATATCTTGGATACATTTTGATTGGTTTTGTAAAAACTATAACCAGTATAAAGCGTTGAATTACTTAATGGATTTTACAGATATGCTAACAGGTTTCTTAGAGTTTGAAACTAGACCACCTTTAAAAGCATTAATTGTAGATGAAGCTCAAGATTTATCGGCACTACAATGGAAGTGTGTACATAAACTAGCTCAAGATGTTGACCATGTTTATATAGCTGGGGACGATGACCAAGCTATTTATAAGTGGGCAGGTGCTGACCCAGATCACTTTATAAATTTAGCTGGTAAAGAAATATACTTAGAGCAAAGTTACCGTGTGCCTAAAAAGGTTCATGACGTAGCATTAAACATAGTAAAGAGAATACGTAATCGTAGACATAAAACTTGGATACCTAGAGAGGAAGAAGGAAGCGTTACCTACCATAATAATTTTGAACATATAGATATTTCTGACGGTGATTGGTTGTTCTTAGCTAGGAATAACTATTTATTGAATAACGTAGAAAAACATTTACGTACTAATGGGTACTTTTTTACCAAAAATAATAGAGCTTCTGTAAGTGAAAACTTATTGAACGCCATTAAAGATTGGGAACTTTTACGTAAAGGTGAAAGTATAGAAGCGAATAGAATCAAAAAAATATATGGTCACATGAGAGCAGGTAAAGGTGTGCGTACTGGCTACAAAACTATGAAACAAGCTAGTCCTGATTTAATTTTAAACATTAATCAATTGAAAAAGAATTACGGATTATTAGTAGACGATATATGGCATAAGTCTTTTGATTTAATAGGCGATGCTCAACGTGAGTACATTATTTCTGGTTTACGTAAGGGTGAAAAAGTAAATTCTTCAAGAATTAAATTGAACACTATACACGCTACTAAGGGAGGTGAGTGTGATAATGTTGTGCTTTTAACTGACGTAGCTAATAAAACTTATGAGGAATTATATAAAAGTCCTGATAATGAGTGTCGTGCTTTTTATGTAGGTGTTACTAGGACTAAAGAAAATCTACATATAGTGCAAGGTAAAACTAGAAAAGAGTTTAAAGTTATGATATAACTTTACTTCTACTTTACAAGTAAAGTAAAATAAACTATTACGGAGATAAATACTATGAATATATTTTATACATATAACGACCCAGTACTTGCTGCTCAGTCTTTACCTGACAAGCTTGTAGTTAAAATGCCTTTAGAATCAGCTCAAATGCTTTGCACTACTCAACGCTACTATTTTCACAGTAGCTATTGTGACCAGTTAGAAATTTATAAAACAGCATACGTAAACCACCCTTGTACTATATGGGCTAGGGAAAGTTTAGAAAACTATGAATGGCTTTATAAACATTTTGTAGCTTTATGTGACGAGTACACGTATCGCTACGGTAAGGTGCACGCTAGTGATACTAAACTAAGGCGTACCTTATCGTACATACCTGCCTCTATGCCTAGCTTAGGACTTACCCCTATAGCTCAAGCTATGCCTGATCAGTACAAAAACGCTGACCCTGTCGTGGCGTATCGTAACTACTTAATTAATGAAAAGCACTATGCTGCTTGGAATAAAACTAGACCTAAACCTAACTGGTGGAACACTAGTTGGCAAGTTGAGGAGTGTGCGTGATAGAGGAAAATATACAAAAGTTTTTTAATTATTTAAACGAACGTCATATCATATACTTACGCCGACAGAACGGTGTAGCTTATCCGTGGACTAGCGACGCTATACTTACCGAGTATAGTTTTTGTAACGTGTACCGTGAGTTAGATAGAGTTACTGAGTGGATAAGAGTTAACTGGCGTGAACCTTATGCTGACCATAAAAACCTACCTTTTGCTATGGGTGTGGCTAGGCAAATAAATTGGCCAGATACTTTAGAGGAAATAGGGTTTCCTGAAACTTGGGAACCAGAAAAGGTAAAAGCTATTATGCAAGCTAGAAAAGATAGAGGCGATAAGGTCTATACTGGTGCGTATATGTTAACTGGCACTTTAGGTGGTACAAAAATAGAGCAAACTATAGATAAGATACTCACACCGTTATACGAACACCACCCCTCTATGATAACTTGGTCACTAGAAGAAACTTGGAAAGGTTATTTACAAAAAGCAGGGTTTAGTGGTTTTATGGCTTATGAGGTAGTTACTGATTTACGCCACACTAAATTTTTGAATAAAGCTGAAGATATTATGACTTGGGCTAATCCTGGTCCTGGAGCACAGCGTGGGCTTAACAGAATAAAAGATAGAGAGTTAAATAAAACCATTAAGAAAGATAGGCTTAACTTTGAGATGCAGGAATTACTAGACCTTTCACCTAATTATTTACAAGGACATATGGAACCTCTAGAAATGAGAGACATAGAACATTGTCTTTGTGAGTTTGATAAATACGAGAGGGTGCGTTTAGGTCAAGGTAGACCACGTGCTAAATATAAACCAAAGACTGAGGAGGTTAACCTATGAAAATATTTATTCCGACCAGAGGCAGGGCTGACGATCAAGTGACCTTGTCCCATTTTCCTGAGGACTTACGTAAACAAGTTACGTTAGTTGTCAATGAATATGAAAAAGATTTATACGATAAATATGATTGTCAAATTATGGCTTGTCCTGAGTCCGTTGTCTACGATATAGCAAGTAAACGTAAGTATATTTGTGAAAACGCAGGTGGTGGTAAAATAGTTATGTTAGACGATGACTTACGTTTTTATATTCGTAAAGCTACTAACGACTGGCACCTTAGATACTTAGAGCCTGATGAGTTTCACGCTTTATTTGGGTTACTTGATAAATGGCTTGATGACTACGCCCACTGTGGCGTAAGTGCTAGGGAAGGTAATAATCGCGTTGAACACTTATCTGCTGAAACTACTAGGTATATGCGTGTACTAGCATACAATCTTGATATGTTTAAAGGTAAAGGTATTGAGTTATTCAGAACTAAAGTTATGAGTGACTTTGATATGAATTTACAATTATTAAGCAAAGGATTACCTAATAAGGTCAGCTATTATTACGCCCAAGGTCATGGCAGTAGTAATGCTCCTGGTGGTTGTAGTGAATGGCGTAATGTTCAAATGCAGTCAGAGGGTGCGGAAATTTTAAAATCTCATCACCCTGATGTGGTTAGGGTAGTAGAAAGGGAAACTAAGACAGCTTGGGGTGCAGGAAAAGAAGGCACGGTTATACGTAAAGACGTCAACATACAATGGAAAAAAGCATTAAAACTAGGAGCACAAAATGGCGAATTATTCTGATATCCTAAATGGATATAAGTCGGAACTTAAAGGTAAACGGGATTCTGTAACAGTTAATCTAAGTGTACTACTTGATAACCCTACCAGTATACCAGAACACGTAGATATTGTAGTAGAGGTAGATAAGCTAATAGAAAAGTTAGCTGCCATACAAGAAAAAATAGAAATGGTAGATTTTGTTTTAAAATTCAAGGATAGTCAATGATAGTATTAAATTGTAGAAACGTTAACGATGGCTTTGTTAAAGCTATGGATCTTATTGGTCAAAATAAACAATACACTTTTCCTAGTAGGGCTGGCGAAGTTATAGAAGTACCTGAGCCTGTAGCAACAGTGTATCGTAATTCAAAAGAAAGAGTTTTATTTGAAGACGCACGTAATGCTAATCCCTTCTTCCACTTAATAGAAAGTTTATGGATGTTAGGTGGCTGTAATGACCTAGAGTATATAGAGTATTACAATAAACGCATGAGTCAGTTTAGTGATGACGGTGAAACACTACAAGGTTCTTATGGCTTTAGGTGGCGTGAGCATTTTGGTGGTGATCAGTTAGGCGTAATTATAGAAAGGTTACGTAATGACCCTACTGACAGAAGATGTGTGCTTCAAATGTGGGATCCGTATGTTGACTTTAACACTGAAAGTGTAGACGTTCCTTGTAACACAGCTATTTATTTTAAAGTACGTGAAGGTAAGTTAGATATGACCGTTAGTAACAGGTCTAATGATGTTATATGGGGAGCATTTGGTGCTAACGTTGTACATATGTCTATACTTCAAGAATATATGGCATACGGTATAGGTGTAGAGATAGGCACATACACCCAAGTTAGCGATAGCCTACACGCTTACACAGATTTATTTTATGATATGTATAATCAAATGGAGGCAGAAGATGCTTTTGACTTTTACAGTCAAATGAGTTTAAGAAACCCCTACGATAATAAAGCTATTAATTCGTTCCCACTTATTAGCACAGATATCATGACTTGGGAACAAGACTTAACATGGTTTTTATGCCGTGCACCTATGTCGTCTGTAGATTTTGCTGACCCTTTCTTTAGTGAGGTGGCAGTTCCATTACAAGATGCTTGGTATTTATACAAGAGCGAAGAATATGATGAAGCGTTAATTGAAGTACAGTCTTGCCTAGCTAGTGACTGGGGTACTGCTGCTTATAATTGGCTAAATAAATCTATAAGTAACAAAGGAAAGTAAATGAGTAATATTACACAGTGGTCGTATAGCCGACTGAAAATGTATGAGGCGTGCCCTAAGAAAGCAGAATATGCTTTTATACAACGTATAAAAGAACCTGGCAATAAAGCTATGGATCGTGGTAAAGATATCCATAAAATGTGTGAGGAATATATACGTGGGCGTTATGATGAAACCCCTTCACAACTTAGTGAATTTAAAGAAGCTTTTGATTTATTAAAAGACTTACACCTTAAAGGTCATGTACTTTGTGAAGGTGACTGGGCTTTTGATAAAGAGTGGCAGTCTACTGGTTGGTTTGATGAAGACACTTGGGGTAGGGCTAAAGTAGATGCATTTGTTCATATTGAAGGTGATAAAAATGCTAGAGTAATAGATTTTAAAACAGGTAGGTATGAGGGTAATCAAGAAGGTCACAGAGAACAATGTGAGCTTTATGCCAGCATAGTATTTGAAAGGTTACCAGAGTTAGAAACTATAACTACTGAGTTATGGTATCTTGACCATGGTAAGTTAGACCGTTATGAGTACGACAAACCTACTGTAGACGGTAAGCGTGAACGTTTAAATGATAGGGCTGTAGACATGACCACTGCTACTGAGTTCCCTGCTAAACCTTCACAATTTAAATGTAAGTGGTGTTATTATGGTAAACAAAATATTTGCCCTAATAGAATTTAATAGGAGATTATATGCCTGCAGATTTTGATAAAATAGAAAAGTTAGCTCAACGTGATATAGCACAGCTAAAACACGCTGAAAAAAGTTACGGTGATAGTTGGCGTAAACGTGGTGGCGTTGGTGCGTTTATGATGTTAGCACGTAAGTTTGACCGTATAGAAAACCAATCAATGAAAAACCATTGGGACGTATTTGGTGCCATACTAGATGACCCTAGTAATGCTGGTATACTAGACGATATACGTGATTTACGTTGTTACCTTTATTTAGTAGAGGCGTATGCTTCTAGCTTAAAATTACACCCACCCAGTGCAGAGTAGTTTATTTATGCCTGAGACGGACTGGGTTCCCCCTAGTAGTTTACCAGACCTATCTAATTATAGTGAGGTAGCTATTGACTTAGAGACTTATGATCCGTTACTCATGTCTCACGGACCGTCTTGGGCGTTTGAAAATAAAGGTCATGTAACTGGTATAGCTGTGGCTACTAAAGACTTTCAAATTTATTTACCTATACAACACGTTGGTGGTGGGAATTTAGATAAGCGTGTGGTTATAAACTGGATGAATAAACAGTTTAGCTATAACAATGACAAAGTTTTTCATAACTCTTTATACGATTTAGGTTGGTTAAGGCGTTTAGGTGTCAAGGTAAACGGAACTATACATGATACTATGTTTGCTGCACCGTTAATTAATGAAAATCAATATGGGTATTCTTTAAATAAGTTGGGTGAAAGATACGTGGGTGAACTTAAAGATGAAAGTCTGTTAGAAGATGCAGCAAAAGCCTACGGTCTTAATCCTAAAAGCGAAATGTATAAACTACCAGCTAAGTATGTTGGACCATATGCCGAACAAGACGCAGGGCTAACTCTAAAACTTTGGGGTATATTAAAAGACCTTTTAGTTAAAGAAAACGTTATGAAAATATACGAGTTAGAAACTGCTTTAATTCCTTTATTACTAGATATGCGTTGGAAAGGTGTACGTGTAGATTTAGAAAAAGCTGAAAAAATTAATAAGAAATTAACTAACGAAGAAAACAAAATACTAGAGGGTATTCATAAAGAATATGGTGTAGCTCCAGACTTATGGGCAGCAGCATCAGTGGCTACTGTATTTGATAGAGCAGGACTTAGTTACCCTAGGACAGAAAAAACTAACGCTCCTAGTTTTACCTCAGCTTGGCTTGAAGGGCATGAGCACAAACTAGCTAAAGATATTGCCAGAGCTAGACAATTAAATAAAGCTAGAACCACCTTTATAGATAACATGATATTAGACCATAATGTTAAGGGTAGAATACATGGGGAATTACATCCTTTACGTAGTGACCGTGGCGGTACTGTTACTGGTAGGTTCAGTAGTAGTAAGCCAAACTTACAGCAAGTGCCAGCTAGACACGATGAAATAGGACCTCTTATCAGGAGTATATTTATACCAGAGGAAGGTATGCACTGGGGAGCTTTTGACTACTCTCAACAGGAACCTAGACTTACCGTACACTATGCTTATAAAACTCAACAAGAAGGCTCAGACGACGCAGTAGATGCCTACCGTAATAAAGACGCAGACTTTCATCAAGTAGTAGCAGATATGGCTAACATAAGTCGTAAAGAAGCTAAGATTATTAATTTAGGTTTAAGTTATGGTATGGGGAAAGATAAACTTATCCGTCAGTTAGATATTTCACCGCAGGAAGCTGAAATATTATTCGATACTTTTCATAGCCGTGTACCTTTTATTAAAGGGTTGCGTGATCAATGTGCTAGGTTGGGTAGTAACCGTGGGTTTATAACTACTGTGCTAGGGCGTAAGTGTCGATTTAATTTATACGAACCTAGATACGAGTTTGGGAGTACGCCTTTACCGTTCTCAGATGCTTTAGATAAATACGGTCAGGACATTAAGCGTTCTTTTACCTATAAAGCTATGAATAGGCTTATACAAGGCTCTGCTGCTGACATGACTAAAAAAGCTATGGTTGAGTTATATAAGGAAGGCATACTAGCCCACACACAAGTACATGATGAGTTAGACATATCTGTGGACTCTAAAGAAACTTGTGAAAAAATTATACAAATTATGGCTGATTGTGTGCCGTTAGTTGTGCCTAATAAAGTTGATGCTGAAATAGGTCAAAGCTGGGGTGAAGCAACTATTAACTTCAAGGAGTATTTTAATGTCACATAGAGATAGACAAAGAGCTAAGTATTTTGAAATTTTCATGATAACAATGAACACTAACATGACACTTGAAGAAATAGGTGTTAAGTTTAAGATCACTAAACAAAGAGTATGGCAAATCGTTAGGTTTAATCACATAGGAGCAGGAGATTATTACCGAGGATACGATGCATATACTGAGTTTAATAATGCTTTACTAAATGATACGAGCCTTAGTAAACTTGAACGTAAGAACATGATGAGAAACTGGCTAAGAGAACACGACGTTAGACTCATCAGGAGTAGAAATGACACAAAAATTACTGCATGAAACTACTAGTCTTCACGACTCCCCTTGTATTGGCATGTGTACTGTTACTCAGTGGGGTACACGTACCTGTAAAGGATGTGGTAGGACTGCCGCAGAAATTAGGGACTGGAACACTTTTACGGAAGTCGAAAAGAAGCTAATAGTTGTTCGTTGTTGGGAAGACTACCTACCTCGGCAAAAAAGAGAGTGTATAAAAAACTATAAGAATAGTTAGATCTTCCTTTTATCAGTAGCTAATCTAAGTTAAGTTATACGTACCTATTAAATAAGTTAATAGGCATTTAAGATAGGAGAAACTTATGGCTCATAATATTGAGACTATGGCTTACGCTGGGGAAGTACCTTGGCATGGGCTTGGTGTACAAGTTGACGGCAACTTAACACCTGACGAGATGCTTAAACAAGCTGGACTTGACTGGACAGTGAGTAAGCGTAATATATTCACATATAATAACGCAGTTAGCGACAAAGCTGACGACCTTATTATGTCTGATGATTACTACATGCTTGTGCGTGATAGTGATAACAATATACTTGGACCGTGTGGACCAAGGTTTATACCAACGCAAAACCAGGAGGCTTTTACTTTCTTTAAAAAGTTTACAGACGCTGGTAATATGAATATGCATACTGCAGGTTCATTACGCAACGGTAAGCAAATATGGGGGTTAGCTGAAATTAATGACGGCTTTACCCTGCCAGGCGACGATAGGATTGAAGGCTACTTATTAGTGTCCGTGTCCCATGAGTGGGGTAAGTCTAATGAAATTAGGTTTACACCAGTACGTGTAGTTTGTAATAATACTTTATCAATGGCTTTAGCTGATAAGTCACAGCCTGCGTTTAAAATGCCTCACACTAAAGTATTTGACAGTCAGTTAATAACTACTGCAGAAGAAGCGTTAGGGTTAGCGAGTGTTAGACTTGACGAGTATCAAAAAAGTGCTGAGTTTTTAAGCAGTAAAAAGTATAACGAAAATAAAGTTGTTAGTTATATAGCTGACTTACTACAGCCTAAACTGGCTTTACAAGAAAAAATAATTGTAGAGAATAGTAAAAATATAGATACTGCTTTAGCCGAGTCTAAACTTAGAACGCTTGAAGAGTTTCAACGTACTCCTCATAAAGTTTATGAGGCTCTTGAGCAGCAACCTGGAGCTGACCTTAAAAGCTCTAAGGGTACGTGGTGGGGTGCTGTTAACGCAGTAACTTACGTGGTTGACCATAAGTGGGGTCACGACCGTGACGCATCAATGCATAACGCTTGGTTTGGTGCTCGTGCTTCACTTAAAAACCGTGCTATGACTAAAGCTATAGAGTATGCGGAAGCAGCATAACTCTATAGAGTTTTTATGTTTCACCACCCCTGATTATTCAAGGGTGGTGAAAGTTGATATGGCAGAACTACATACTATTGTTAAAGGTTATCAACGTATTGGTGATCCTGCTTTTATGTCACATCAAAATACAATTATACCAGAATCAAAAGCTCTTGAAGTTTACAATAAATTTGCTAAACGTAAACTCAAGAATTTTAAAAATAAAAAAGATTGTCAAATTAAACTTTGGAATCTTTTTAGTAAAATGGCTGTCAAGCCAGAGGAGAGAGATATGAGTAGAAGCAAAGTTTTTAAAGTTGACCGTAGCAAACCTAAACCAGACCCACTGTGTAAAGTTATAAGTGCTCGCGACCCTTACGACACAAGTCAAAAACTTACTCGTACCAATAAGATGCCTATGGCTTCTAAAAATATTGAACGTATGAAACAATACGAGAATATTAAAACTATTCAAGACGTACTTGATAAAGGTGTTCTTGATATACGTGCTATCAAATATGATATTAAGTTAGGTTATGTCACGAAAGGCTAGTCGTTACGAATTACTTTGGGAAATGGTTTACCATAACCCTAAAGAAGTTGAAGGCACACCTGCTCGACTTTTAATAGAGGTCGATACAAATAACAGTATTTCAAAATCTCCTGATTTTTATCAATGGGTAGAAGATAATCGGGATAAAATAGCTTCCGCTATCATCAAAACTATAAGGAATAAAAGAGTTTCACGGTTTAAATGTTTGCGTATTAAAGGCGTACCTTTTTATAAATGATTTTAATTTAGGGCTTAGTGTGACGCGTTTTAAGGCGTTGCTTTTAAAAGGGTAGGGTAAGTATAGGCTAGGTAAATCAAACGCTCTAAAAGGCTCTAATTATATTAGGATTATACTATAACTTCTAAGTGAATACTTATATACTAAACTATAAATTTATTGGAGATATTTATGCAAGAATTACCAGTTGTTGAAAAAGGTATTGAATTACCAAAACCCAACTATAAAGAAAAGTGGAATTTTCATAGATTAGAAGTAGGGGATAGTTTTGCTATACCGTTTACTGACGAAAGAGAAGTAACACGTTTACGAACTTCAGCTTCGGCTCATGGTCAAAGGCATAGGGCTAAAATAACCACTCGTACAGTTTACGAGGAAGGCGTTAAGAAACTAAGAGTTTGGAGAGTTGAGTGAGTAAAAAAAGTAAAGAAGATATAGGAGGTTTTTATAAAGACCCTCGTGTTATGAAGTACTCAGACCTAACAAAAGCTAACGAACACGCAACAAAAAATGATTACAACAGAGCGTTAAATATTGATAAGTTTTTTATGACTATCAAAAGGTTTGGGTATGAGCCTGAAGAATTACTATACCCTGTGCTTCCTTTATGCGTACATGAACATGCTCAAGGTAACAAAGTTGACCCTCATATGAGAGTAAAAATTGTAGGACCATTTGATGAAGAAACTGGTTTAGTAGTCCAAGGAATTTTAGATTGTTGCTTTGATATCTTCACTAAATTACCTGTATATGACCTTGAAAATCGTAAACTTATGAAAATGAATTAGGTTATAATAAATTATGTCTATAAAAATATTAGAAGAATATTGGAGGGATCAAGAGTATGCTACTCCCTTTGAAGTTTTAATGTTGGCTAAAGTCGATGAATCTTCAGAGAGCTACCTCAAACGTAGAGACGGACACATTATTTTAATGATAGCTTTTAAACATCTTAATGAAGAAAAAGAAATTAACACCTAAGCAAGAAAAGTTTGCACAGAACGTGGCTAAAGGTATGACTCAAAAAGATGCTGCCATTAAAGCAGGGTACAGTGAAAAGAAAGCTGTTAAAACAGGTTACGAATTAGCCAGTAAAAATAACCCTCACGTACAGCAAAAAATACAAGCACTTCAAGAAAAAGCCAGTAACAAAGTGGCTCTTGATTTAGCTACACATCTTACCGACCTAAAAGATATACGAGAGGGAGCTTTGCGTAACGGAGCATGGTCAGCAGCAGTCACTGCAGAAGTGGCTAGGGGTAAGGCAGCAGGACTGTACGTTAATCGTAGTGAACTGACCGTCAACCGTGTGGACGTTATGTCAAAAGAAGAAGTCTTAGAACGTATGAAACAACTCTATCATGATACAGGTGGCATACTGCCTACTGGTAAAGTGATAGAACTAGAGAAAGAAGAAACAGAAAATGTCGAATATTCATTACCTAAAGGGAGCACTTAAACACTTCAACCCTCAGTTTGACCACTGGGATGAACCTGTCGTGCGTAAAACTAAAAACGGTATGGTCTATGGTAGACCTAGTCGTGGCTTTGGTGACGCACCGTTTGAATATGCTGGTAAGCATATGAATCCTGAACCGTGGACTCCTGAACTAGAGGCTATAAAAGATCAAGCTGAAAACTTAGCTAGTGCTATTTATTTAGATTCAATTAAATTTACCTTTTGTCTTTGTGGTTTATATCCTGGTGAAGAAGGCATACCCCACCACAGTGATACCGTACCTACTCTTGATGATGTGGTTGTGTCTGTAAGTTTTGGTGCACCTAGAGTTTTTGCTTGGCGTACTTACCAAAACCCTATTAAGAAACACACTAATACTAGCGATATTTTTTTCGAGGAAAATTTCCTAAACAAAGAAACGTTTTATATTTTAGAACACGGAGACGTACTTATATTCGACGGTCACTCTCAAATGAAAAGTACTCACGCTGTGCCTGATTTACCTTTAGCTGAAGAAAGAATTAATTTAACCTTTAGGTCAGGTCTATGAAAAAAACTGCGTATAAAAAATTTGATCAACTTATGAAGTCTGGTAGGCTACAAAAAGTTATCAAACTTGCGATAGGCAAAAATAAGAATGTCAAAAAACAAAAAAGAAGCTAAGCACGTTCAAGTTATGAAACTTTGCATTATGACTGATGAAGATGTATTTAATGACAAAACATCTATTGATGAGATGATGGAAATAGTGGCTGAGCACATTGAAAACAAAAAATTCTATTTTGAATTAATAAACCCAGCGAGGAAAAAAGATGCCTGAGTACAGTAAGTTAGCACCATACAGATTAAAGAATACTATGCTGGGTATAAACAGTAGTTGGTGCATAGACAAAACAACTATCGAATTAATCCAGGAAAGCGAACCTACCATACAAGAATATGAAGACAAGTGGGCACAGGTCAATATCGAAAATATTGTACAGGAGTACGTAAAGGAAGAAGTAAAAGACGTTTACTCTATACCGTTATTTACTGAAGAATTTTGTACCATGATGCTTGATGAAATAAAAAATATGGAAAAAGTTTTTGGTTTTGATGTTAACCCTACCGAAGATAAACTTAGACAAATACCAGAGATTACGCTTCATGACCGTTGTCCCGAGTTGTTTAATAATATGTGGAGCGTGGTACTTAATTATATGAACCCTGTCTTTATGAGTATTTGGCAACGGTACGTGGACCGTCCTGGCTCAATACAGTTAGCGAACTACAACTTAGCTGATAAGAATCAAGGTGCCTGGCATCATGATACGTCTGCAGATATTAGCGTTGTAGTTCCCTTAAATACTGGTGAATATGAGGGTGGTGGTACAGAGTTTCATGGTAGGGGAGTTGTAGATCCGCTTCCGTCTGGTCATGCTTTATTCTTTCCTAGTTTCAGTCACTTGCACCGTGGGCTACCAGTTAAAAAAGGCGATAGATATTTATTAGTGTTCTGGTTATTAGGAGCATTTGAATAGTATAATGATGCTAACAAAAACCTTTTATCTTTTTTACATCTAAGGTTTAATAAAATTAGGTTAAGTTTAAGGCGTTCGAGTCGCCAAGAAGGAAAACGCTACTTTGTTAGAGGTGAAGAACCCATAAGTGGCTAAGTGTGAAACTCAAGTCGCCAAGAAACGCAATATCTCTTATTCTTAACTTAGTGGTGCAGTATGGTAACGTCGACACGATTGCTTAATGAGGACTAAATAATTGCCACCAAATCCTCGCCACGCCTTTTAGTTTAGTGGGGCTACACGACAACAGTATAAGAGTTAGGTTGGTAACCTATCCGCCTCACGCCTTTTATTTTTACATAGGGCTTTATTATTTTTGCGATGTAAGGCTAAATAACCTTATAGGTAATTTTTTAAAAACAAGGAATAATTATGAAACCACCACGTTTAAAACTAGTTAGCAATAACCCCAACCTGACTACATACTATGTACCGTTTACCTCTATACAGGTTGACTATTATCCAATAAAAGCTATCAGCCCTGAGCAAGCCATTATGAAAGCTAACGCAGGTGAATTTGAACGTTTAGAAAAACGTGTGTCGCTTATAGAAACTGCTAGTAATGTGGTTTACGATCACTTGAATATTGACCCCAGTGAGTCTTTTGCTAGAGATATAGACATATACGATATAAAAGAACAAAGCTATGACCAAGTACTCAACAATTAATAATGACTAACCTCTGTACGTGGTGCGGAGAACCTATTAAACAACCTGAAGGTGTTGGTCGCCGTAGAAAATTTTGCTCAGATGAGTGTTCAAAACAAAAGAATTATTCTCTCAATAAATCTGTTTATGCAGAAAGTGGTATGGGAGCGTGTGGTCCTATAGGTCTTATAGAAGGCGAACACGTTAGTACCTCTTGGGCAGGTTCTTATGACGAACATTACGTTGACCCTGTTATACTTGCACAAGCTGAACTAATTGAAAGCAACATTGGTTATGCGAATGAAATTCAGCGTTCTAAAAATAAAGGTATTTCAATGCGTAGAGATGGAGGCTGGTCAAAACCTGTGTCGCCAAGAAACCTCAATCGTTTCGTGTAAAAAAACTTTCTGATCTAACTTTACTAAAACTCCGATCGTTTATACTATATATACTGGTATATTTATATACCCATTTATAGGAGAATGTATGGCTAATAAAACAGCTACCAAAAAGTCAATGCTAAGCAGTGCTAAGACTCAAACTGAAACTGCTACAACAACGCCGAAAGTTAAATTCGGTAAATATAGCCCAGACGCTAAATTAAAAGCGACTGGGAAACGAGTAACAGCCGAGCACAATAATGAGCGTGTAAAAGCTGTCAGTGGTAAAACAATCAAAGAAGCTATAGCTACTGGGTTGTATACCATGAGTGGTATCAGATATGACATTGAAAAAGTCAAAACTCTTGAGATCGCTTAGTTTTGCTCAATGTAAGGTGGGGTTAAGTTTTACCCCATCTTACTTTACTTTGTTTTTGATCAGTTTTAAATTTAATTACTTAAATAAATACCTTAGGAGGTAGTATGAAAGAAGAAAATAATGGCTTACGAGCTATACTGATTGACCCTTTTAAAGAAAAGGTTCGTGTTGCGTACCCTGTCAGAGACGATTATATGGCGGAGTTAAAAAAGTGGATGGATATATCTTGTATTACTATAGTCACCCTTGATAAAAATAATATGCTAGTCCTTGATGATGACGGTTTATGTAGAAACCCTAACCGATATTTTCATTGGGCTCCGATTAACTATAATTTTGCTGGTAAGGCAGTAATATTAGGTTATGACGAAGAAGGTGAAACAGTTGACTGTACTTATGTTGCTAGTGTTGTGGAAGACCAGCTAGTTAAGTGGATTCCAGAAGGCTATAGAGAAGAACCCTTCATGCAGTTCATACCTATATCATGACACAGTATAAAGATATAGTCAAAAAACGTAACGAAGAGTTAGTAGAGGAACGTGATATGAGTTCCGTTACAGCTATGACTCGTGTAATTAATAAAGCGAAAAACATTGACTACACTACGACCTACTATAAGAATGGCAAACAAGTGCGTTCTTATAAGGATAAACGAAAAAAAGATGAGGTTATACAGGAGGCTTTTATATGTTGACGTATCCTTTACCTCCTTTATAATGTGCGTCAACATAGTGAGATTTTTTAGTTTGCAAGAGTTTTGTCACTCACTTAAATCAACAAAGACTCTTCTAATTGAGCAGGGTGTTGTATTATTGTCCCTTCATAGCAAGTTTGGCTCACTTGTGCTCAGAAACGAGCCTTATATTTAAACAACATAGGAGTATATAATGGCTAGAGATTTAAATTCACTAGAAGAATTAATAGTAATATGGGCTAGGCAACGTGGACTTTTGACCGCTGACGTTCAGCCTGAAAAACAAATGCTTAAACTAGTTGAGGAAGTAGGTGAACTTGCTAAGGGTGTTGCTTACCGAGACAAGTGGTCTACCTCTGACGGTATAGGTGATGTATTTGTTTGCTTAGTGGTATTAGCTGAGCAGTTAGATTTAAAAGTAACAGAGTGTATTGACCAAGCGTACGATGAAATCAAAAACCGTAAGGGAGTACTTGAAGATGGGCTGTTTAAAAAGAATAGTGATGTACCTGAACTACCTTAACCATCGTATTGATCGCGTTTACTATATATGTAGTTAAATAAATATTTGGAGAATATTATGAGCGATAACCCTATTATAAACATGTTACCTAAACGCAGGTTTACCGACTATTGTGACGGCTGTCAACAATTAGGTGAAAAACAAGTAAGCGGTGTTAAACGACACCGTTCTATGCCACTTGATACGTGGCTCGTGGAACTTAGCTGTAGTGAGTTTGAAGATACACGTGAAACCGTGCTGTGTTCTAACTGTATTGACTCAGCTAGTAAAGAAGACTTTATGAATCTTAAAACTAATGAAGATTATAAACCTTTTTATGTTGATAAAGTTGTTAATGAATTTATTGATAAAGTTAATAAAAGTTGAGGAGATATTATGTATAGTAAACTAAGTCATAAACAACAAGCAGAAAATGCTTATAATCATGGCGTTGAAGATGCCACTAACGGCAGGGAGCGTAAAAATGCTTCTGACTTTTATGGACCGTATAACAATGAATACCTAGACGGCTATCAATCAGTTTTAGATAAAAGAAAGGAAAACATTCGATGAGTAAACTTAAAGATTTAATGTTAGACGTTCAGTGTGATTTAGAACTTATCATTTCTAATAAACCTCATTTAACTAAAAGTCAAGCTATCGCTACTGTTGCTGTCGCACGTGAGTTATCTAAACGTGAGTTTGTAGATACCGAGTTTATTACACAAGTGTATGACCTTACGATGCAAGGTGGTCATGCAGATCTTTACTAAAATCTTTTTACTGAACTTACTTAACCATCATATACATCAAAGCTATATTAAAAGCTACTTAACTAAACAATTAATTATAGGAGGATGTTATGGTAAGTAGTGTAACTAAACAAATCGAGGATAATTTATTTATGACTCGTAAGGAAGACGGTATGTATTTTCATACTGCTCAGGCACTTAAATATAGTAGAAATGGTGCTCATTTTTACGATGGTGCTTATGTCACTAGGCTTAATTCTAAGCACGTAATAAACGAAAGGGATTATACTCCAGAGTTACTGGAAGAATTTGAGAATGCCCCTACGTTATTTCAATATAAAATGGGTCGCTAGTGGTTGAGTGTAAAAACTGTGGTGAACTTAATATTAGTCGGGAGCGTTATGCTCTCGGCTATTTTACTTGTTTAACCTGTGGTGAAAAAGAGGCTCAAACACTCGCTAATACTCGTAAACAGCAGGTGGCTCCTGTGTACAATAAAGGAGCTTATCAATACATTACAGAAAATGATCTTGAAACTATTGGGAGGTAGTTATGACAGTTGCAGAATTAATAAAACAGCTTGAAACGATAAACCCTGAGGCACGAGTTGATATACTCGTCCCATATGAGTTAGAAAACGATAAATCGATGGATTATGAAACTTCTAGGTTTGAAGTACATTCAAGCCATTCAGGAGTTGAGGAACAAACTCCTTATATTGAATTATATTGTTTATTACCTATAGGGCTACGGTATGATGCCTAAAATAGGACGCTATAGGACGCGTTTTAAGGCTATGATTTACTTAGGGCTACCTACCCCTTACCCCTATACATCAAACGGTCTAACGGCTTTAAAATAATTTATGATATTACTTAACCATCATATAGATCGTAGCTATTATAAACCTATAGTAAATAAGGAGTAAAACTATGAATAGAAAAAGTCTAAGAAAAGGTGTTACTTATATTTCCTATGATACGTGTGAAGACTTCGTTAAAGGTATGAGTATTGATACCGATATTGAAGTTACCGTTGATAACTGGCGTGAAGACCTAAAAGCTCATCAAGTCAATACTGACGCGGAAGTAGAGTTAAGCACAGGTGGGTTAGTGATATATAGCTGTTCCCATGGTGAGTTTAACTACGTCATTCACCACTACTTAACTTATGTAGACGGTAAACATGGCGACTTATTTGACGTATTTACGGAATATGATAACTCAAGTTTATGGGTTGACAATGTCGTTGACGGTATGCTTGAATTAGTAGTCAAATGACTAGTCTCTCTGTCCTCCATACTAACGAGGCTAGTTTAGAGCAAGAGGTTTAATTAGTCCTCTATATTAGCAAGCGTGGTTCACTTGTGCTCGCAAACGAACCACTTAAATTTTAGGAGAAATTATGAATAATTTTAAAACATATGTTAAGTACGCTCAGCCTGTGGTTGAAGCTATTAATAAACACCACAATGAATTTTACTTACTTCAATATTGTAGTATACGTCCTCAAGACTTATGTGTTGATGAAGAAAATTTAATAAAGTTTGAGGCTAGTGGCGAACCTGGAGCCTTTAAAGGTGACATACCTTTAATATATGCCCAGTATGGCGAGGAAACTGGTGCCAGCCTAGCTATTGAACTTACTGCTGAACACCGTAAGCTACTGAGTAAAGAATTAGCCCTTGAACTTTTTGGTGAGCACTTTGATTTATGGGAAGACGGAGTTGTGTATGCGTTACTTGATCATGAGTATTATCAAACCTGTAGTGGTTTTGCGGTTCATGAAATAGTTGACCCCACTAGTGGTGGTGTAGGTAATGCACTTGACTTTATTTCAGACAGACTAGGGCTACCTTTCTTTAACCTTCATGAAGGTAAGAGTAATTTAGACTTTATTTTAGACCAATAACATAGGAGAAAAAAATGTATAATGAAGAAGAAAAATATAAATGTATATATATCGCAGCAGACACACATAAACAATTAAAAGAGTTTTGTGATGAGCATGGGCTAACTCTGTCAGGCATCTCTACAAAAGCAGTTGCAAAATATATGGGAGAATTAATAACACTATTTGAAATGATGGATAAAAAATGAGTTATAACATCGGCATATTAGGTTTTGGCTTTGTTGGGCAGGCAGTGGCAAATGCTTTCCATCCCTATAGAGGTAGAGTTTGGTCCGTGGACCCCATACTAGGCAACGACATTAGCCTACTCTATGATAAAAACCGTGCATCTGATGCGTTTATTGATTTCGTATTCGTATGTGTACCCACTCCTTCGCTTGACTCTGGTGAAATAGACGCACGTATCGTACAAAAATGTACAGACGATATACTGCGTAATACTGATGCCATCGTTATTATTAAGTCAACCGTTACTCCTGGTCTAATACCCACTAGTTCTAGAGTGGTTTATAACCCTGAGTTCTTAACGGAAGCTAACGCTGAGGAAGATTTTATTAACGCTGAATATCATATACTGGGTGGAGAACCTGCAGCCTGTAGTGGAGTTATGAAACTCTACCGTGAGCAGTCAAACTTACGACATAAAGACTTTGTCGTTATGACTAAACAAGAAGCGAGCCTAGTTAAATACGCAACAAATGCTTTTCTAGCGACCAAAGTTACCTTCTTTAATCAACTGTATGACTTAGCTAATCGCTGTGGTGCCGACTATCAAATAATAGTAGATACCGTAACTAGTGATAAGCGTATAGGTGAGGGTCATACTAAGGTAGGTGACGGTGGGCGTAAAAGAGGGTACGGTGGTGCGTGTCTTCCTAAGGACGTGAATGCTTTGTTTCACTTTAGTAAGAAAAAGTTCAGTTTACTAAGGTTCGTGGACCGTATCAATAATAAGTACCGACGGTTGTACGCTCCTGACGAAAGAGAGCGTCGTAATAATATTAACTATCATACCTGAACTAGCTTAACCATCATAGGGATCAGGGCTATTATATATTTAATAGTTAAATATAAACAAGGAGGAACTAACTATGGAACGATTAGATACTTTAATTAATATCCCTTACCCTAAGGGATTTTTCAAAGACGGACGCGAGTCAAACTGGTACATTGATATGTTTACTTTAGACGTCTATAAAAAAGTAAAATTCAACGATAAGGTCAAGTACCTTGAGCAGATTGATAATATACCTAGTTTCGTGTTCGGTAGCTTAAAGCCTGAACATCAAAAATACCTAATGAAAAAGTCAAGGGGTGAGTTATGAAAGTAATTAATAACTATGACGACTGGGCTACTCACTACCCTGCTGTGGAATCTGAAATACCAGAAGGTGTTACTCTACAAATGATGTTTGATCACCCTAATAAACTTAAAATTAGTGAAGGTCTTTATACTACTTTTATGTACGACGAAGAGAATACTTACTTTGAAACTTCTGGTGCTGCTTTTAATGCGGGAGGGTTTAAAATTCCTAAACGCTTTACTGATTTAGAACTTTATGAGTTAGTGTACCATATGTTTAAATTAATGCTAGAGGAGGAAATGTGAGTAATCTAAAAGATATTATGCTTGACGCACAGGCTACAGCCCAGTGCCTAATACATGGGGAAGGTTATACCTACCAGATGTTTATTAGTACTATGAAGGAAGACCACCCTGCGTGTCCCAGTGACTACTTTGATACACTCTGGAACGAAGAGATGCAAGAACGCTGGGATAAAACTCTCAGCATGAGAGGGTTATTGAGGTCAAAACGAAAGTGATGCCTATTAAGGGATCGATGGAGACATGGATTGTTTTCTATCTTGTAGAGAAAACAGCCAATAAGCCAATAGTGCATGGTCCGTGGTCCCTTGACACTACGATGTTTATTAAGGTTATTGCCTAACCTATTACCGACCTATTGGCTCTTAACAGCCAATAACAACGTGCGATGCTTATTTTTGATATCATCAGGAATCCACTGTTCCCCTATATAGCACCAACTATGATCCCCTCGGGAGACGGAGGGGGAACAAAAAGCTACAGTCCACGGTCCTAGATCCAGGAAAACTGCCAAACCACCCACCACGATCGTAATGACACGCACAACGGTCCGTGGTCCAGGGTTCAGATCAAGGGTATAAAGGGGGTAGGATCATGATCCCAGGATCCCAAATTAATTTAATCTTTTTTATACGAGCTATTTACTTTATATACGATCGGGCTTATACTATAGTCAGTTAGTTAAAAAGGAGGTTTTTATGACTAATACTAAAAAGGCTACTAAATCCGTAGCTCCTAAAGTCAACGCTCAAACGTTGACCTACGTCCCTAATAAAGCTCGCGCCGAGCACAACGTCAAACGAGCTAAAGCCGTTCAAGGTATGACCTACGAACAGGCTATAGAGCACTATAAGACGCTCGGCTTAAAGGAGCGAGCTTTAAAATACGACTTGAATAAAATCAAGTCCTTAAAGCTAGGCTGACGGTCAGGGGAGCTTCGGCTCCCCTCTTTTTATTCCTGACCATTAGATCGCGATCGCGATCGTCGCCTTCGGCGACGACAACAGAAGACAGGAACCAGACACCAGGAACCAGGAGCGTCGCCTGACGGCGACGCACCAAGATCCAGGAGCCGTCGCCTACGGCGACGGACACACCTCACAGATCCCAGGAAGCAAGGACCTCACAGATCTCGGGAAGCCCAGATTCCAGGAAGCAGGTCAGTCGCCCTAGGATCACGATCCCTGTATATATGATTAAAATCTTAAAATTTATTTTAGGCGTAAAAAAAGGGCTAGTTAAACTAGCCCTTTAGGTTAGGTTATTAGCCTAGCGTATAGCCTTTAGGTACGCTTAGGCTTTTAACTTTAAATATATCGTAAGTTAAAGCCCTTAACGGTTTTAACTTAGGGTTATTAGGGTTTAACGCTTTAACGCTACCGTAAAACGCTAACGCGTCTTTATAGGTTTTACCGTTAACGCTATTAGCCCTTTTACTATTAGCGTTAGCTAAACGCCCTTTATTATTAAAAGTTAATATAGGGTTAATAGTACCTATATTATCTTTAGTAATAACCGTATTACTAGTAACGTTAGTAGTAACGCTAGTAGTAGCTTTTTTAGTATTAGTTTTAGTCATATTATTTTACCTTTAGGGCTAGTTAAAAAAGTAGTTAAAAAACGCCCTTTATTTAATAACTAAGGTAATTATACTAAATATAAAGGCTTATAACCGTTATATACTAAAATAAACGTACTAATTTTAACGCCCTTTAAACCCGAGCGGTTACGACTTTTATACGTAAGTAAGTACTTACTTTAGGTTAGTAAGTACTTACTACGCCCGTAACCCGAGCGGTTACGACCGTCGCCTACGGCGAGATCTGCCGCCTTCGGCGGATACAAACTAAGACAAAACAGACAGACAGACAGACGCAGAAAAGACAGACGCACAGCTATAACAGACGTAACAGCTGTCACAGATCAACAGTCCTCCAGTAGTCCGCTGTGCCACCCCCCACCCCCCTTTATAGCAGATATGCATAGCGTAACGCCTGCGTCAATAATCAGAGGAGCCATTTACTATAAACTTTACTTTTAGGTCAGTCACTATAAAATACTGAGTATGACGCGGAAAGGGACTCCTACTAAAAATTTTTACTGCAAAATTTTTTAGCTATGAGAGACTATTTGAAATCAATAACTGAGGTTTGCCCTTTTAGTCTAAAGCACTTTGACAACGGAGAAATACCCATACTACATTATTCAGAGCCTTTAGTACGTGAGTTATATAGCGAACTAGACAAGTATCCTGCTATTTTATTCAAAGTTCATAGCACGGTGTGTCGCAAAGTCCTAGAGTCCACGGCACACGAACTAGCAGATGAGTACCCTGAAGCAGAGTGGTTTTGGTCACATCCTGATGAAGGTGGCAACTCGACCGTGGTCCCTGTGTTAATTATGCAAAATAGAGAACACTTGGCTAATGCTCGTAAAGAGTTTAAACTAAACCGTAATGCCTAAACAGTGGTCAAAAGAAAGAATAGAGCATGTCAAAAAGAAGACATCTATAGGTAACTCACGCATGAGCCACGGAGCAGGCACCAATAAAAATCAACGACGTAAAAAATACAGAGGGCAAGGCAAATAAAAACTAGCTCAGCTAAAGCTAAAGGTCGTCGCCTACAACAATGGGTACGGACTAAGCTCATAGAACTATTGTCCGTGGACCCAGAGGACATAGAATCACGACCCATGGGCAGTAGTGGTGAAGACCTCATTATGGGCGTACAAACTAAAAAACTATTTCCTTATAGTGTGGAGTGTAAAAACCAAGAAGCCGTCAACGTGTGGAAAGCCTACGAGCAATGTTCAAGTAACACTAGCCCAAACGTAGAAAGTCTAGTTATAATAAAAAGAAACAAAAGTAAACCGTTAGCTTTAGTTGACGCAGAATACTTTATAAACTTACACAAACAAGATGGATGAATACCAAGAATATCTTAGACTATTCGGCGACTTGCCTTTTGGTATGCGTCCTAAATTTGAAGACTATCAAAAACAACTAGGTGCACAAACAGCACGAGACACTTTAACTCAAGGTATAGCAGAGGGAGATTTAGATAAAGCCTATAAAGAAGGTTTTGAAAAACTACCTATTATGGATCAATTACTTTATGGCGTGGCACCTGTCACTGGCGAAGCATTGGCTACATATGAAATACCAGAATTTAAAGAACGTGGCGATACAGCTAGAAAAGAAGGTAGAAAACTCGACGCAGCAGGTAACTATTTAATTAGTGGGCTTAACGCTATGAGTATGATTCCTGTAGTGGGTAAGGCAGCAGGTTTAGCAGGCGACGTAACAAGAATATTAGGTAGAGGCACACGAGCAGCAAAACCTATAGATGAGGACATGGTGGGTGGTCCGCCTATTAGCCCTAACGTTGGACCGTCAGACTATCAAGTAGATATGAAGCTGGGTCCAAGACAAGGTGGTTATGCACCTCCCGTAATGTCTTTAGCAGAAGAAGCAGTAGTCAAGGCTCCAGGCTTCGACTTTAATAAACCCTACCCTATAGAAGAAATGATCAATAGAATGTCTAAGTATCATAATAACCCAGACAACAAAAAACTAACTAACCCTAAAGTAAAACGACAGTTTGAAAATTTTGTCAGTAAAGAATTTTTAGCTAAAGGTAAAGCTAGTCCTGCAGAACTACAAGCGGAAATACAAAAGAACAAAATGAGGTTTAAAGAAAGCCACACACAGTTTGAAGTAGAACCTTCTCTTGCTGAACAACCAGAAGGGCTACGTTATAGTGACGGTACGCCCTTTATACGCAAAATAGACCCAGAAATTAAAGGTTTTGATGAAGACTTTCCTTTTAAAGACTCTGAAGGTCGTAACCAAATTTACATGTTGAAAACTGGAGAAAATTATCCGCTCAGTGCAGAAACACCTAGTAAGTACGGAGAACTTAATCTACGAGCATTCGGTAGTAAGTACGGCGACGAACCATTATTCAATGACGAGTATTCCCCTATGCACACTAGAGTAGGGCAAGGACCACAAGCCAACCTTGATCAAGACGTAGGTTCTTTAGGTAATAGAATAGTTCACGGACGTTACCGTATAGTAGAAAAAGACGGTAAGTCAGTAGGTGAACTTGCTGAAGCCCAAAGTGATAGATT